GGCGACGGTCGACACGACGCGCGCCGCTTTCACCAAGTGCCTGCGCACCGACATGAAGAAAGCGCTCGAGGCCAAGGTGGAAGAGGTCGAGTATGAAATGGCGCTCAAGGCGAACTGCTCGACCGAACGCGACGCATTCCGCAAGGCGGTGATCGCGCTCGGCCGATCGGGCGGCGATTCCGAAAAGGTCGCATCCGAAGACGCCGACATGCAGATCGAGGATTATCACGCGAATTTCACCGACAAGTTCAAGGATTACAAAGCGAACAACTCGCTGCCCGGCGACTGACCTGCCTCACCCTCCCGGGACAAACCCATGGGGAGGGTGCAGCCCGCAGGGCAGACAGGGGGGGCATCAACGCCCCGCCCCGTCAACCCGCCAGACAGCGGCACCGCACGATGATCTCGTGCCGCCAGCCGCCTTCGCGCGCGAAAGTGAAACGCGTCCGGATCGGCCGCGCGCTGATCACCGACCAGTCACCCATCGGCCCGCGCAGCGCCGCCGCGACGGCTTCGACGCGCGCTGCGGCGCGATCGTCGACCGCGCTGCCGATGCCAACCAGGGTCAGCGTCAGCCGAACCTCGCGCCCGGCCCGGTCCTTCGTGCCCCAATCGACGCCGTCGGCCGTCCCAACCGCGACATAGGGCGCGCTCGCCCGGGGCGGTGTGCCGTCGAATATTCCGTGGACCATCCCCGCCAACGCCTCGTCGCGCGCCAGCAGGTCGAGCGCCCGCGCGCGCAGCGCGCCCTCGGCGCCCGTCATCGCCGGCGTCATCGCCGGCCACCCAGTGTCAACCGCCGCCACGGCCGCCACAGCGCCGCGATCGCCGCCGGGGGAGCCGCCCCCGCGCCGTCGCGCGCGTCGTGCAGATGCTGCGTCATGCGGACGATGCCTTGGCGGATAGCCTCGGGAATCCCGTTCGCACCTTCGGCGATGCCGGCGCGATAGGCGATGCGCACCCGCGTCGCATCACGCAGGTCGTCGATCGTCACCCGGGCCGTTCCGTCGCGGCCGATCACCGTTCGATAATCATCCTCGTTCAAAGCGACGTCGCCGCCGCTCGGGGAAAGCAACATGACCCCATCGATGCCGACGATCGGGCGCGCGCACGGCTGGAACGCTCCATTGGTGGGCGACAAAATTTCTTCGCCCGCACGTACAATCAGCCACTGGCCGATAAAGGCCTCGCAGATGTTGGTCGCCGCACGAACCAGCCCCGCCACCACCGCATCGTCGATCGTCGCCCCCAGCCGCAACCAGCTGCGCGCTTCGTTCAGGCTCACCGGGGCCTCGCCCGGCAACAGACTTTCGGCCATCACCGTTCCTCCACCCGCACCGTCATCGACCGCTCGTCGATCTGCCCGTCGCTCAGCGTGACGCGGTTGGTCACGCGATAGACATGGCCCGCGATCCCGCCCGCCAGCGTGGCGGTCGATTGCACCAGGTCGTGCGCAGCGCCCGCAACGACGATCCCGCCGGCTTCGGCGGGCGCGACAGTCCACAAGCTCGCAACGACCGCTTGCCCATCGGGATAGGCGACGGCCCAGTCGAATTCGAAATCGATCCGGCAGTCCGGATCCTTCACCATCATCGTCATCGATTTTCCCCCGGCTATGGTTTGCGGACCGTCACGCGGCGGTCGGTCCTTCGCCTGATCGGCAGCGGCGATTGCACCGCCGCAGGCTCGGGACCGCCCCATTCGCTGGCCATATCCCGCCGCGTTGCATCGCTGATCGCCCGCGACGACAGCGCCGATCCGCCCGTCATGCCCCGCCCTCCAGCATCGCGATCCGCGTCTCCTGGGCGGCGATCAGGAACAGCGCCAGCTGGTCGGGCCGGATCCCGAAACGGCTCCCGCCCGCCCCGCTCTCGTCGGACCAGGCGTCGTGGCACAGAAAGGCATAGCGCTGGTCGCACGGTGCGGCGGACGATGGATCGCACAGGCCTTCGTCGGCCATGATGTCCCAGACCGCCTGTGCGCGAACGCCGAAATGATATCGCGCACCGTCCTCACCCTTCGCGGCGATGGCGTCGTTCCACTGGTAGAAACCGAGCTCGGCGACGATGCGCCGCGCCGCCGCCAGTTCGCCGGCCGTCATCGCCCCACGCCATCTTTTTTCGCCCGCGTCGGAGGTGTTGATCGTGCCGCTGGCCGAATAGACGACGGACCACCGGTTCGAAGCATTGCCCAGCGACTTGCCGTTGTCGCTACCAGGGCGGATATCCGATCCGGTGACCGCACAGGACAGCGCTCCGGCAACCCAGAACTGCCAGGACGGACCACCTGTCGAGATAAAGGCGTTACCCGTCATCTCGTTGACGATTTCGAACCGATCGTCTGCGGCGCCATAACCCACATAGCCCTTGCGTCCTGCGGGGTCGGCAAAGGCGAGTGAATTCGATCCGCTCCCGCGCGCCGCTGTTGTTTCGAGACGCAGGATTTCGGCAGAGGATTTGACGTGCAGCGGCGCAACCGGATCGCTCCGCCCGATGCCGACACGGCCGTCCGGGGCGATGCGCATCCGCTCGGCGCCGCCGGCGGTCAGGGCCAGCGTGTTGCTCCCCGGGCGAAAGACGCCGGTGTCGAGGTCTCCGGTAAAGCTGATCGCGGGCGCCGCGGCGCTGCCGCCGGGTACCGACAAGACACCGCCGAACAGGTGCAGCCCCGCGCCGTCGCGAAAGGGCAGCGTCGCCAGCGGCACATTCACCCAGCCGCCGCTGCGACGCACGGTGACCAGATCGCCCGCGGCGCCCGCCGCGACCTCGGCATGCGCCGTCGACAGTGGCTGCTTGCCGTCGACTGCTCCGGCGAGCGCCGCCACCTCACCCTCCAGCGCCGCCCGTTCCGTATCCCTCGCTATGTACCAGTCGGCGCCGACGGTCAGCGCGATCGTCTTGAGCCCCGGTGCAAAATCGACCGGCGCGTTGCCGGCGGACGAAGCGGAGACGCTGTCACGGACCAGCCGACCGCTTGCGTCGATATGACCCAGCCCGGTTTCCCATTGGGCGGACTGCGCGATCCCCGCGACCGCATAATGGAATGAAACGCCGGCCGGGACAGCCCCGGCAAAGCGGCGATGGCCAGGCACTGCGCCGGTCGGCGTCAGCGGCCCGGTCCCGCCGTCCTGGCACGTCTCGCGTACCATATCGGCGAAAAAGGGAGTCGGCATGGCAAGGCCATCCTTTCCTGATAGTCCGAAGGGGTAGGAATTGGCGCCCGGCCCGCCCGAAAGGGGAGAGCATGGCCGAGCGCCCATCGCGCGCCAGATCAGCTGGCGGCGAACTTCATCAGCTTGATCGCCTGCGAATCAATGATCGCGCCGCCGACCCTTTTGGTTGCATAGAAATGCACGAAGGGCTTGTTGCTGAACGGATCGCGCAGGATGCGCGTCTCGCCGCGGTCGGCGACGAGGTAGCCGGCGCGGAAATTACCGAACGCGATCGACAGGCTGTTCGCGCCGACGTCGGGCATATCCTCGGCCTCGACCACCGGATAACCGAGCAGCGTCGCCGCCTGCCCCTCGACCATCCCCGGCTGCCAGATGAACGCGCCGTCGGTCGTCTTGAACTTGCGGATGCGGGCGAGCGTGTCCGAATTCATCACCCAGCTCGCGCCCTGGCGGTACGGCGCCTTCAGCGAATGCACCAGCTCGACCAGCTTGTCCTGTGGGTTCGACGCCGGAAAGGCGCCCGCGGTCCCCGTCGCCAGATATTGCAGCGACCCGAACGCGCGCACGCTGTCGACCTCGTTCGTCGCCGTATAGGTCAGGAAGCCCTTCGGCCGGTTCGTGCCGTTACCGTTCACGAACGCACTGCCCTCGGCGACCGCGAACTCGCGGCCGAGCTGCTCGGCCAGCCAGTCCTCGACATCGAACATCGCATCGTCGAGCATCGCCTGGCTCGCCGCCGGATTGGCGTAAAGCTCGCCCGTCGGCGGCACGATCTCGGCAAAGCTGCGCGTCGCGGTCTCGGGCCGCGCCGCGGTCTCGCCGACCCAGCCCGTCCCCATCGCCCCCGTCGCGACCAGCTTGCGATAACCGCTCGTCCCCGTCTGCACGACCGTCGCGATGCTACGGATCGGCGACAGCGTCTTCAGCGTCGCGGCGATGCTGCCATCGATCTCGCGCGGCACCGCAAAACCGCCCTCGCCGGCCGATGCCCCCGACAGGCTCTTCATCTCGACGCCCGCATCGATCCCGCGCCGCAGATAGCGCTCGACAAAGGCACCCAGCGCCGGATCGGCCGCCTTCGCCCCATCGAGCGGCAGGCGCGACGCCGCCACTGCCTGCGCGTCGACCTGTGCCTTCAGCGCCGCGACCGACGCCTTCAGCTCATCGACCGCCTCGGCCGCCAGCACCGCATCGAACGCGCCGTCGAGCGCATCGGCCTTCACTTCCATATCGTCCATACCTGTCACTCCTTCACCACCTGAATCACCCGCGCGAGCGGCTGCATCGGCGCCGCCACCAAACTCACCTCGGCAAGGTCGAGCGCCGTCAGCTCGCGCGGGTTCGCCCCGCGCGCACCCCGCACCCGATAACCAAAGGACAATCCCGTCAGCGCCCCGCGCGCGACGAGTTTCGCCGCCGCGGGATGCGTCACCCGCGCGACGACGCGCAGCCCGCGCGCATCCTCCGCCAGCGTCTCGATCGAACCAACGATCGCTCCCGGCCGATGCTGCCAAAGCAAGGGCACCGCGCGTCCCGCCTTCAAACTCGCCGCAAAGGCCCCGGCGCGCACGACATCGCCGCCGCGATCGATCCGGTCGAACACCGATGCATAGCCCGCAAAGCGCACGCTCATTTGAGCAGCCCCGCAAAGCCCAGCTTCATCGCCAGCCCGACGACCAGCAGCGCCAGCAGCCCGCGCACCGCCCAGTCGACCACCGCCGCCCACACGCTCTTCTTGGCATCGCGCCACGCGCCCAGCAGCTGCCGCAGGTCGCTCACATCGTCGCGCGCCGCCTCGTCAGCCAAACCCAGCCGCGCGAGCGCCCGCCGCGCACCCAGCTCGCTCGCCTCCTCGACCACCGCGCGCAGCAACGC